GCAGCCCTTAGAACAATGGATGATCCGGAAAAAGACTATGTTATTACAGACGTTAGGTTTGAAAACGAAGCCGTAATGGTTTCTCATATGGGTGGAGAGATTTGGCGAGTACAACGTCCTAACGTTAACGCTGTGAACGCTCACCCTTCAGAGTCTGATCTAGATGACTGGGATTTTGATTACATTATTGATAACGAAGGCACTAAAGCGGATCTTCACAACATCGTCTCTAACTTGTTAGAGCTTTCTAGGTAATGACTTTTAAGGGAACTCTGCTCCCTTACCAACCAGAGGCTGTAGACCGCATGTGTTCTGAGGGACGTATGCTTGTCGCTTATGATCTCGGTTTAGGTAAGACCGTCTTAACTATTGCCGCTATTGAGCGGTTGATGGATGAGCAGAAAATTACAGAGCCAGGGCTTATCATTTGTCTGTCCTCACTTAAGTACCAGTGGGCTAATCAGATTGAGAAGTTTACAGATGGCACTTCACGCGCTTTGGTTATTGACGGAACGCCAAAGAAAAGAGCAGAGCAATACGAACAAGCGTTCGATTGGTGTAACTCTAAAGTTGATTACATCATCCTTAACTATGAACAAGTAGTTAATGACTGGGATCACATCAAGAACCTCCCACGAGGTTTTGTAGTTCTTGACGAAGCTACCGCAATCAAGTCCTTTAAATCTAAAAGATCTAAAGCTGTAAAGCGACTTATTAATGCTCCTTTTAGATACGCGCTGACTGGTACTCCTATTGAAAACGGTAAACCAGAAGAGCTATATAGCATTATGCAGTTCGTAGACCAACAGTTATTGGGCAGATTTGACATCTTTGATAAGACTTTTATCGTTCGTAACTCTTGGGGAGGCGTAGAGCGGTATAAAAACCTAAGTACTTTGCATGAGAAGATGAAAGCTTCCTCTGTTCGCAAAGCTCAAAAGGATCCAGATGTTGCTCCTTATCTACCTGACTCTATACATAAAGACCCAGTATTGATTACTGTAGATAGAAAGACTTCAAAGCTTTATACAAAAATCTCCTCAGATATCCTTCAAGAACTGGATGATGCTCAGGCGCTCTTTGGTTCAGCGTTTAACTTGAACGCCCACTACGGCGTAGAGAGTAAGCGTGGAGGTCCAGAGGACGAGATCCGTGGAAGAATAATGTCCAAAGTAACTTGTCTTAAAATGCTATGCTCGCACCCAGAGCTTCTAAGAACAAGCGCTAAGAAGTTTAAAGAGTTGCACGGAGAGGGTTCCGCTTATGCCAACTCTCTTGTTGACTCAGGGGATCTTGATGGCATTAACTCCTCACCTAAACTAGACTATCTTGTTCAGTACGTTAAAGACTTTTTGGAGCAAGATGAGGCGAACAAAGTAGTTATCTTTGCTACCTATGTAGATATGCTGGATATGATCGCCAATGCTCTTGGACCAGACCAATGCCGTTTATACTCAGGAAAACTAGACGCTAAGACTAAAGAGGATAATAAGATTGCCTTCAACACTGACAGTAATATTCGCGTTCTCATTAGCAGTGATGCGGGTGGTTATGGGGTTGACCTCCCAGCTGCTAACCTTTTGGTTAACTATGATCTGCCTTGGTCTAGTGGTTCTGCGCTTCAACGCAACGGGAGAATAAAGCGCGCCTCTTCTACCTGGAAAACCATAGTCATTCAAGACATCTTGATAGGCGGATCTGTTGAAGAACGTCAATGGGAGGCCCTTCAATTTAAGTCCTCAGTGGCAGACGCTGTCATGGATGGCGAAGGTATAGACGAACAAGACGGAATTGATATGAGTTTAAGCAGTTTGAAGCAGTTTTTGGTGGGTTCTTTCGTATAGAATATACAAATGCCTAACGCACCTAAGACCCCAACGCGCACTATCCGTGTGCCTGATGACCTCTGGAAAGCTGTCCAAGTTAAGGCTGGCAAAGAGGGCGTAACTGTAACTAGCGTAATCATTAAGGCCTTAGAGTCCTATTTGACAGTGGAATAATCTTCCGCTAAGTTGTTGCTCCTAAACATAGGGAGCGGTAATGGAACAAGAAGAACTTAAGCGAAATCTTCGCCAATATATTGCCCTTAAGGGTGAGATTAAACTCCTAGGCGGAAGAGAATCAGAGTTAAAAGCACGCCTTACTAAAGTGCTAGATGACGTAGAGCCTAATGAGAATGGCCATAGAGTCCTTAAAGTAGAAGACTCAGACACAGGTGAGGTCACCATGACTCGTCAGCGTCGTGTATCAAAAACACTTGATATCGATAAAGCAGCAGAGATCTTAGATGCTAAGGGCATTAAAGAAGAGTGCATTAAACTTATTCCAACACTTGATGAAGACGCAATTATGACCGCGTTCTATAACGGTAAGATTACTGAAGAAGACATCGATGCGATGTTTCCTACTAAAGTAAGCTATGCGTTTTTAGTGGATAATAAATGACAGACGACTTTATAGAATCAACCTTTTCTGACTTGGATGCTTATTATCCAGGCAGTAAACGTAAGCGCAAAGAGATAGAGCCTAAGAAACCAAAGGTGGTTCTCGATGGCGGATGGGACGCAAAGCCCTACATCAAAACTTTACCTAACGGCAAAGACATTGAGATGTTTACTATTGGTGCGCTTGCGGGAGCTCTAGGAAGACCTATAATAACCATACGTGCATGGATTAAAGAGGGCTACCTTCCAGCTTCACCTTACAGACTTCCCACAAAAAAGAATATAAACGGGGAAGATCATCACGGGCGTAGGCTTTACAGCCGAGCTATGGTAGAAAAGGCAGTGGGGTTGTTTGACTCGGCTGGACTTCTTTATACAAAGCGTATAGAATGGTCCTTACACCGACAGCTCAGCAATGAGATTGCCGAGGCATGGAGTCAAATCCGTGCACAAGAATCTAACTAAACTAAAATAAACTAATGTAAAAAGGATATGTAAACAAATGGCAATTAACCAAACAGAATACACAGTAGAGAACGATGAGTTTGCAAACATCGATGACTCCCTAGATGCACGCCCTTCACAGGCAACAAGTACATCAGTAAAGGCTGGCTGGGAAGCAGCAGCACCTAAAGCAAGTTCAACGATTGACTACCCAAAAGAGTTTAAATTCTCTGAGGAGTTTCAGATCGTTAAGTTCTTAGATCAAGAGGGCCCATTTGCTGTCTATGATCAACATTTTCTATCACAAGTCACGTCAGGCCGTCGTTCATACGTATCGACAGGTCCTAACGATCCACTAATCAAGTTGCTCGGTAGCAAGCCAGAGCCTAAGAAGGCTTTCACTATTGCTAACCTAAGTGCAGATGGCGGAGTACAGCGTCAACAACTAATCGCTTCTTCACGACTTTTTAAGTCGTTGCACTCAGCTAACTTCTCACAACAGGGCCCATTGACCCGTAACTACTGGGCGCTTAGTCGCACAGGCAAGATGGCAACAACTGTTTACCACATCAATGCAGTAAAGTCACGTGACCTTGCTGAAGATTGGGGCATCACAGATGTTGAGGCCATTGAAGCAGCTATTGCTGAGATGAAGCCGTTTACACCAAGTGATATCAAGACTCATACTAATGAGGAACTAGAAGCGGTTGCCCGTTCACTAATGTAACATCCGGCATTAAGGGGTCAGTTAACGCTGGCCCCTTACTTCATCTTTAGGGACACAACTTGAATATCATTACAACAAAAGAACAACTAGACGAGATGGTTGCTTATTATCTTAAACAAGATGCTTTTGCATTTGACGTAGAAACTGTAGGTGGTCGTCGTGGAGTGCCTGCTGTAAACGAAGTTTTATGGATTAGTCTTGCCACGCATGGTCGTGGTGATGTGATCCCAATGGGTCACCCCAATGGAGACTTTATTGAAGAGGTCTTTCCATTAACAGGGCAAGGTCAGAAGCGCGTAGATGCAGGTCTTCCTGCTCGTCCTTCAGATTACTCACGTGATTCTAAGAAAGCAACTAAAGTTTTCGGCCCAGCGCCTCAACAACTGTTTCCAGCTGAGGTCTTTAAAGCTCTTAAGCCACTTATGTTTAACGATAAAATCTTAACCATCGGGCATAACCTTGTATTTGACCTAAGTTCTGTAGCTAAGTACTACGGCGAAGTTCCTGTAGGTCCTTATTTCGATACCCTTATGGCGTCTTTTTTATATGACAACACCAACACAGGTCGTTTAGGTCTAGACGACTGCTTACAACGCGAGTTTGGTTACAGCATGGTTAAAGGTATAGGCCATATGGTTGAGGTCTATTCTTTTGATGAGGTCGCTAAGTACGCTTATTTAGACGCCAAGTACACTTTCCTTTTATGGAAACACCTAGTGCCTAAATTAGAGGCATCTGATGTAGTAACCATTATGGAACTAGAGATGGATGTATTGCGTGTTCTATGTGACATGAAACTTACTGGTACACCTGTAGATATAAACGATCTTGAAGCACTTTACGAACGTTTTACTGCAGAAACTGAAGCGGTTAAGTCAGATATCTATCGCATAGCGGGTCGTGTGTTTAACATGAACTCTAATCCAGAGAAGCAATACATTTTATACGGACCTAAAGACGAGGGATGCCGTGGCTTAAAACCTATGCTCTTAACAGGTAAAGGCCTTAAGAATGAGGGCGACCTTACATACAGCGACTATTCAGTATCTTCTGAGGCCTTAGAGCCTTATAGAGAGTCTGATGAACTGGTAGGTAAGCTGCTAGAGTATGCGGATCTCAATAAACTTTTAAGTACTTACGTGGTTCCTTACCTAGGCGGTGAGGTAACTAAGACTGTCAACGGTAAGTCTAAGACGGAAGATAAAGAAAGCCTTCTAATTAACGGTCGCATCTACGGAGACTTTGTTCAATGGGGAGCTGAGACTGGTCGTTTTTCTAGCCGTAATCCTAATCTTCAAAATCTGCCTGCTCCTAACAAAAAGCTTTCACCAGAGAAGGACTACGGAACGCTTATTCGTAACGTGTTCACTGCTCCTGATGGGTACAAGTTAGTTGTAGCCGATTACTCGCAGATCGAGCCTAGAATCATAGCCGCTATGTCCAAAGACCCAATCATGGTAGAGAACTACATGAGCGGTGGCGATATCTATACAACTGTAGGAGACACTATGGGTGTAGATCGTAAGGCAGGCAAGGTTTTAGTTTTGGCTATGGCCTATGGTGTAGGCCCAGACAAGATCGCTAAACAGATCGGATGTACCGTCCCGGAAGCTAAAAAGCTTCTCAACGACTTCTCAGATAAGTTTGCTTCAGTGGACAAGTACCGCGGTAAAGTTATTGGCCTAGCCCGTAACAAAGGGTACATAACCACCGTACTTAACAGGCGTAGGTACCTGCCTAATATAAACTCCCGTAATACAGGTGATCGTGCCAGTTCTGAACGTCAGGCGTTCAACACGCGCATCCAAGGCTCAGCGGCTGACGTCATTAAGCTTGCTATGATACGGGCATACGAGAAGATACCTAAAGAGGCTAAGTTACTTATGACAGTTCACGATGAGTTAGTAACTATGACTCCTGACAATCTTGTAGATCAAACTGTGGATGCTATCCGCGAGGCTATGGAAGGTATAACACTTATCCCTATCCCACTTGTAGCTGACATCAAAGTTGTCCAGAAATGGGGAGAAGCTAAGTGAGTTGGTTACGTAATCTGTTTAACAGAGAGCCTAAGTTTGAAACTCTTAAGGTGGATATCCCCATGACCACTCTTGTTCGTTGGTACCTGTACGATACAGAGTTAGTAGAGCCTAACGAGCTTGCTGAACTTGTAGGTCTTACTCCAGTAAGCAGTGAGGGCGACGAAGTAGAGAAGCAAGAAAGCGAATTGCGCATCGCACAGGTTGCGCCTTTGTTTCCTTACTTAGAGTCCATCGCGGATATCAGCGCTAGTGTTCTAACCGCATTACACACAAAAGAATTATCTGTCCACGACCCAGAGCTTTCTGAGGAACTGGCTCCAGAAATTCAAAGCATGCTACAAGTTTACAAGGCAGTAGCTTTAACTACACTGATCGGT